AATTTATGTTTCAATATGTATATTATTGTGAATATATTCTTAGGCAATAAAAGTAATCACATTTTTCCGGCGAAACTGCGTTTTTCAGCAATTTGAAAAAAACGGGGTTTTCAGAGCGGACTCAATTATAATATTTGAGACGCCAAAATACACCGTGTTTTTCATGGCCCCATATTTTTGACCGATGTCATTATTCACGATTGATATTCCATCGTGTCGTTACAATCCGTCGCACGTGCACGAAGATCATAGGCGTTATTATATCTCGACCGTTAAAAAATTATCGTCGCTCTGAGAGCCTTAAAATGGCCTGTTTTTTAACCGACCCAATTATTTAACCCCCCGAAGTTTTGCAAAACCTCTCTCGAGAGAATCACCCACAAATTACACACAAAAAAGGCAAAATATAGCATATTTAGTGTATATTTTACCCTTTTCGTTTTATCCCTCGAATATAGTAAGATAGTCGGTTTTCATTTCATCGATATAACAACCGTGATTAGCGCCAATATTAAACACATAATCTGAATCCCCAAATATAGGCTTAATATTGAGCACATCTCCATTTAATTCAAAGACCCATTTATCTACGGAAAAACAATATTCAAGGACTCTGTCAAACACGATAATGGGTATCTCTGTCAGTCCCATATATGTGGCCAGTCGTAATCTATGAGACCCGTCCAGCAAAGATGCTTTTTCCACAAATACTTTTTCGCCGTCAATAACCTTGTGCGTCTCACAATATATGGGTGGAATTATCTTTGATCCACTAATAACAAGCTCTGCCAAGTCCATCATTAAGGGTGTATCATTATTAGAAAAAAGCTCTTTGTTGTTTTCATCATAATATGGATTTTCGGTTATCATCGGGTTTATTTTTTCAATCCTCATTGTTTTTTGAGTCCTGCCAAATGAAACAGGGCTTCTCAATTTAGAAAAATTCATCTTTGTTATGTCCATCTCCCAATTTATGGGGGTTACCTGAAGGGCATCCATAATTCTCTTTACCTTTTTTATCAGGTCGATCTGCGTGTCTATGTTCTGTTTGGTCATGTCATTTTTTTATTAATGTATAAGGGCGGAGAGTAGTTCTCCCTCCCCAGTTGGTTATTACTTAATTTTTATTTTGTTTCTAATCATGTACAAAAAGGGCAAAATATAGCATATTTAGTGTATATTTTACCTTTATTTTATCCATAAATATGCCGTAAAAATTCAACGAATTTTTGAAAATTCAGCCCAATATCCTCCTTTTGCCTTTCTCTCTCACCACCGTAACAGAAAAAGAAAGCACCGGGAGGATGAACAAACATACCTCCCGGCATTGCCTCGGCGCACCATTTGGCTACTCTTTCCCGTCGTCCGGTTTCGCCTGACTGATGGTGCCCAGTCCAATTTTTAAGCATGTAAAAGATCGTTGTTCCTGATAGTTCACTGCTATATGGCGGTACGGTTGGCAGACCACAAATTTTCCCGCACCTGCAGCATCATAACTCTGATGATCTCCTCTCTCAGCTCCTCCAGCTTATCCGTCAGACCCACCGTCAATAACTCCACGTTATCCGTCCCCCAGAATGTTTCCATTTGGTTCGTCACCACCTCAACGGCTTCCTCTGCCATACGGAATGCAACCAGATAATTTTTTGCACCATCGCTCAGTGTGGCGTTTTTCATCTCCTCCGGATCTATCCTTCTTTTCTTTGTCTCCATGATTTGTATGTTATTTTGTTTTCAAATTTAAAGTGTATTCTCTGTTACTGGAAAAAGTGCGCACGTGGCATTGGCCAGGATTAATGTGTCCTCCTGTGCTTTTTCGGCCATCCGTCGGAGCCGATGAAACGCATCGGCGCGTCTTGACTGGTCATCCAGATTGTCGTATTCCCCATAAAACACGCATAAGTCGGCGATGGTGCCAAAGGTTGAGGAAAGATCACCTAATTTGAAATTAATCTCATTCAAAGCGTTTACGCTTTCTCTCTGATTTTCTTGTTTCTGGTTCATAATAAAAATTTTTTTTAAGTTGTTGAAATATAGTTGAGCGCCGCACACTTCGCGGACTCTGTTGTTCTTATGTTCAAAAATTCGCTTTTAGTTTTAGTGACTTGAGAATATTCTTCAATTCTGATTCTGTTCTTTCTTTCGTTGTGGTGATGTAAATTTTAGTCATTACTTAGACGTTTAGATATTACTTATGGGTGCAAATGTAATAATAAAACACTACATTGAAACAACCTGATAAAAGTTTAACAGTATTTTAACACTATTTACACGCAAAACAGTAATGATATACCACTTCGAATAGAATATTTCAATACCTTTGTGAAAAATAAAACAGCGATGGGATTGATTGTAAAGGATATTTTAAAAAGTCGCGGGATCAGCATCAAGGATTTTGCGACCTTGCTCGGAATAAACCGGGTAAATTTGTCGAACCAGTTAAGTGGTAACCCGACACTCGAAACACTCGAAAAGTGGGCCGCAGCTCTCAATGTAACTGTGCCCGACCTGTTCGATAAAAAAAACACCTCCATCAACTGTCCGAACTGTGGGGAGGAAATACGTTTAACCATTGACGAAAAGAGCTGATTTTTCAGGCCAATTTTGTTTAGTTCAATCGTGCCGCCTCCTTACCGGGGCGGCTTTTTTTTGTCCAATCACGGGAACGTATCCCACGGAACTGTAATGTTCGTACCAAAATACTGTCAAAAAGACATAAATATGCTACATTTATGCCCTGTTTTGCCCGATTTTTGTATCATATTTGTATCATTTTGACGCAAGGATGAGAGAGATGCGATTTGCATCGCACCTCTCTCTGACAAAAAAAACATATGGAACAACTTAAATGTATTCCCACGTCATCGTCTGCTTCGTTTTAATGCTTCCTGGTTCAGTACCGCGACAAGGTCTGTCCCCTTCACCTTCAGCTCAAGCGATCCATTTAAACCTCCTGATAGCGCTCCGGCAAGGTTGTTCTGCTGCGCCTTGTTGAGAATCAACTCTCCGCTGTTCACCCTTGCAAGCATCCTGTCGCCGTTGTATGACGCACCTGGGACAATACCCCCCGACTCAAACTTGGGAAGGTTCATCAGCGCACCCATGATGGAAAGGACGGCACCAGCTGCCAGGATAGGCCCAACGATCGGGGTGGCTGCGACTGCTGCGGCTCCTCCGGATGCTGCTACTGCCGCGTTTGCATTGGCCAGTGCAGTGAGCGCCGGCAGGGATCGCCCGACGGTGTCGAGAACATTTGCGCCCCACTGCAGCCACTGCCCCGCACCTTCTCCGACGATGCCGGTCAGTCCGCGCATGGCTTCGCCCACACCATAGATGGATGTCATGAGCTCTTCGTTGTTCCGCGTCGCCTCCATCAAGTAGTCGTTGTAAGTCTTCACTTCGGGCACTTCGGGGGTCTGAAACACCCCGCTCATATCCACGTGCGGGATATCGATCTTGCCGCTCGCTTTCGCCGTTTTGTCCACAGGTGCAATATTGCCCATGCCAGCGGGGTATTTGAACCCTATTTCGAGATATGCCTTCCTCGCCTCCAGTACTTTGATCAACTCGTCAGCGGATCGTCTGGCCTCGTCTGTCGTGGCATTGAGAAAGTTCTTCCGGACATCCGCGATCTGGTTCTCCAGCTCTGCGATCGATCCGGGGGGAATGACTGCCGCCACGTTTCCGATACCGGTAGATCCTTCTCCCCCCTTGCCATATCGCCTCTCAACGGTGGCCTGCTGACGTTTCAGTTGAGAAATATTATTGTCAATGGCTCTACCTTGCGCCCTGAGCTGCACGATCTCGGTTCTCTTGGTATCGTTTATCAGTTCATTGATATGATAATACTTTTCCATTTCGGCGTTATTCGCCTTCAGGCTATCCAGTTGTTTCTGCGCTATAAGGGCATCCTGCGTCGGGGTGGACATGGTTGTCGTACCCCAGTTACCGCTCATTGTGGTGGATATTGTTTCCCTTGATCTCCTGGTCAATTCGGCACGTTTATCGTAGTAATTGTAGAACTCCGTATCGTCGTGCATGGATATCCCCTGCAGATAACGCTTCACATCCTCCTCGGTAACATTGTCCATTTGAGCTTCGCGCCGTGCCGTAGCAACAACCGCGGCGGCAGTCTGAGCGACGATCCCTTTGCTCTTCTGCTCCAGAAGCGCGATATACTTCTGGTTCTCCTCGATCATCGCCTTACGGTCGGCCAATGGCGTGTTCGTGTCGTAGATGGCCGCGATGTTCTCATTGATCTTTGTGCGGTATTCGTTCTCGATGTCGCTCCACCCTGCCTGCATATCACTTAACGTGTCCATCACGTCATACAGTTCCCGCGCCCGGTCGATGGCTCCGTCGAGTCCTTTGAAGAAATTACCGAAGTCACCAACCGCGATGGAGTCGAAAAAGAAATCTACTCCCGCTTTAGCCTGGTCTATTGCTGAATTAAACTTGTCGGTATTGGATTGAGTCGAGTTGATGATCTTGCGGAATGCGTCTGTCGCTGAAGCAGCCACGCCGAACGCTCCGGCCATCTTCAGCATCATACCGCTCGCAGCTTTGCCTATGTCGCTGAACTGCTTGGTCTGTTTCTTGGAGCGTTCAATCTTGTCGTTGAACTGTTTATCCTCCGCTATTATTCGTGTTACTAAATCTGCCATAAATATTGAATTTAAATTTGTGTTTAATTCAAGCCCGGGGCGCCTATCGACCCCTCGAACTGATCCTTATTAAAAGGTTTGATTATCACCCAGAATGTGCCATTCACGTACGCCACATCACAATCTAAAAAAGCGGATGCTTTATAGTAAACATGAAGCGCATGCACAAGTGTCCTGAAATTAAGTTCACCCGTGGCCTGTGATGGGTCCTGCATCAATTTCCTTGTGACCGTCTCGCTGAGTGTCACTGCCTGCACCTGGTTAAGGAGCTTTTCAAAAGTCTTGGCAATATATTCCGCCATCCCTTTCTGATACTTAATTGTTTGCATTATCGATCTCTTTTTAGCGTTTATAAAACCAGTCCTATTCTCGCGAACCGGTCTGGAAATGAATAAACAAAATAATCTTTGTTATTTTGTTGAATAAATCGAGAATGACTCCGAACGAATAAAACCCATATCCCAGTAAGAGTTCACGGTCAATATCACCATGCCAGTGGTGGCCAGCGTGTACGGATCGGCAATCAGCTCGGTCGCGCCCCATTGCCCTACAAAGTAGTCTGCCCAATTTCCGAACACGATCCCGTACTCGTCCAAAGCTACCCCCATCTCACTGGGGATGTTATTCGTCCGGAATGCAGGGTAACCGTTAAGCCCGGTCTCGGCGATGAATCCTCCCGCACCTGTAACATCTTTTAGCCGGCTTTTTAAGGTGCCGAAAATTGACGGGTGAGTGATGTATGCCAAATTCCCCATGAGAGAATTGGCCAGGTCTGCATCAGTTTCGAGCTTAATAAGATTCGGCCAAGTTAATTCGCCAAGACTCGCTGCGGCATTAAACATGCCATCGGGAATGTTCGTATCACCGGCGGACGTGCTGAACGCTGCCTCCTCAACCTTTTGCAGGATGGCAGCTGAAAGGAGCGTCTGAAGGTAATTCTCCAATCCAAGGCCGTCCTGTACAAGCAGCTGCTTCGAGACAAGGATTTTTGCGGTTAAGCGTTTGGGAGTAAACAAAGGGCCCTTCTGTGTTTCTCCGGCTCCGTCGGATGCCTCTTCATTCTCTCCGGCCCACAGGACACTGACAGAAGTATGCTTCGGAAAACGAACGTCCTGGGTTAACCCGGTCATGATCGTCGCGCCTGCTCTGGCTAAAACCAGACTGTTCTCCAGCGGCAGCAGCAATCCCTGGTTTTCCTCCTGCATGATGGGATGATCTCCCGCGGTTAGCGCTGCTCGTGTTGAAATAGGTATAAGGGCGCAGTTGGTTGCTGCTTCGATTCCCCTGATACCGTAATGCTTTTCACTTAACTCGGGATCGACGACTGTGCGTCCACTCATTTGGGCAATAATTGCCTCTCTCAATGAAAATTTTTCTGTACTCATAGTTTTGTTATTTTAAAAAATTAAACTGCTTTTGTCGGCCACATCCATGGCCCATTATTTTCTTAATTAATTTTGATCAATCCATTTATTTAATTCTGCATAATAGTCGGCGAGCTCTTCTGCCTTTGCCTTCCGATCCTTTGCCCGGGCCGAAACGGTGGTTTTCGAATACGCGGCATCGTACACCGGCGAAACATCGAAAAGTTCATCAAATTTCTTAATTGTCCTTCTGGTTTTTGTGCCGACCTTCTCCCAGACGTCCTCCGCGACGGTGAAGGCGAAGGAAGATTCAGATACTTCCCCGCGTTTCAGATACTCCAGCAACTCGTCGCCCAATGCTGTTTTGGGTGCATCGAACGAATAGAGTAACCCTTTGCTGTTAATCTCCAGCTTTAAAGTTCCCTTGCCGGATTTACACCTTGCAAGAATACCCCTACCCGGGTCATGGTTGAGCAGGGCAAATACATTGCTTTTCTCTATCACTCCATCCAGCGCCCCGGGGAGAATAACTTCCTCGAAGTCCAGCGCATCGCTGGGTGTATTGAAAAGAAGAGCGTATCCCTCGACCTTTCGGCTGGGTTCATTTTTGTTGCCGGATCCGATTCTTACCTCGGAGCCGGTTAGTCTGACTTCAGTTTCTGTTTTTTTGTTCATCATTTAAAAATTTAAAAATATCATTTTGCTACTTTTTAACTAAAAATCGGATTTTTGAAAAAATGCCGTGCGTGTGAAATCGACTTGTCCGGGGTTTCGGAAACAATAACGCACAGAATTTTAGGGGGTTACCCCCTACTTGATTTTAATGCTCAATTTGTCAACTATCATTTTGTTACTCATTGCCTTCATTTTATATCTTCGTCATCACTTGCAAACATAACCCGATCAATCTCATCACCTGGTAACATTCGCCTTTCCAAGGCTGCCTCCTTTTTGGCAACCCAAAGCAGGTTATGATACCGGTATATGAATAGATCAAGAATCGTTTTCTCGGTTGCTCCTTTCACCTGCGAACTGCGAATAATATATTCGAAGGCTTCTATCAAGATATCTTCACGATCATAACCTCGATATGTCATGCGGGCTTCTTCATGAATCGTCGTCATATCCCGGAGCCTGGCCCAATTCTTAGCCAGGATATCCATGCACCGCTGATCTGGTTTGATAGATAGAGTCTTCTTCGACACAAGCCCTTTCTTAGGCACGGACTTGCGGGCCTCGGCACTTCTCACACCCGCATTGGTTATATTTACCGGTAATCTCTTCATGCCATCTCTATCTTTTCCTTAGCCATCGACTGAAATTTATAAAAGAGCCGGATATAAGCTGTGAGCTACTTACGCCCGGCTCACGGGATTCACTTGAATAATGATAAAATACTCAAAAATAGGTTATTTTCATCCAGTCGGAATTCATCCACATCATTCGAAAGATAAAACAGCTGCCGCATAAACATTTCACGGTTCAGCGTCATTCCGTGTTTGGAATAGATGGCTGCCAATTCCTGAAAATTTCGTGCTATGGCTGTGGATAGATTGTACACCATCTCCTGCGTCTCGTTCTCGACGCGGTACAGGGTGGCATTCTCGATCCAGTTCATCAAAGCGTCCGTGGCGATCACCTGGTCTTTTTTAATGGTGAAGTCTTCCCGGCTCAATGTTCTCCCATTCATTGTGGGCGGCGCTATTGGCTTCAGCGGTGCGATGTTTCCAAATCGGGGGTACCGGTTTCTCCTTTCGTTCAGGTCGGAGGTGGTCAGCACAAAAAGTATTTCATCCACTTTTTCATCCGTTGCACTGATACCGCCAAACGGGGTGGCGGCACTGACAATACGCGATAGCTCTCGTCGTGCTCCGGGATACTTCTCGGCGATCGACACCTCAAACACGTTAGCCTCATCGATAAGATGGGTAACCTTGTTGAATTTTCTTAGGGAATGCAGATTCTCGGTCAGAATCCGACAGAACTGTGTGATCTCATTTCTTTCGGCGGCAGCCTTTTCCACATCTTTGTACTCAATTTTTTTCATTTTGTAATTACCTTTTAATGTTTGTTTTAGTATGTTCATATGTTTTTTTTATTACTGCAAGATGGTCGTTATTGTAAAATCAAAGATATCATCCGACTGATAAGATGAATCCACGATCGTAAAAAGATTTGCGTCGATCGCCCTATTCCGGTAACCTCTGTAAAATGCGGGGTCAGGCTGTTTGTATCTCCATTCTATACGATATTGACCGCGATAGGGTGCAAGCGCAGGGGTGATCTCCAGCCGGATGCTGTTGCCTGTCCGAGTGATGCCCGAGGTGATCTCCTTTTCAATTTTCCCAAAAACAAGGATCAGCGTCTCATCATAAATACCCTCCGTATTAAGCGGAGTCAGTTCGTCTTGCATGATCAGCCACGTTACATTAAAGTCATTTCCCTCTCTTATTTTCATAGAAATTTTTTTATTAAATTCATTTCGTCCATTCGTTCGATCTCCCGGTGAAGAATCCAAATTCCGCTCTGGTATCTCCCAGTGATAGGATGTTCTGCCCTGGGGTATCTCTTTGTCTGGCTTCTCAGTCGGTATTTATATACCTTTTCGGGGTTGGTTTCACCGTTCTGACCTGCGCGGTAGCCTTTCAAAAAGCCTTTGCGATACTGCAGTTCCAGCAGGCGCTCCGTTTGTTCCTCCAGCGATCCCGGTTCCAGTGTCCTGAACCGGATATCCCGTCCGCTGATGGGATCAATAATCCGTCTAAATCCATCGGCCAGTCCGCTGGTCCAGAATGTCTCAGCTTGCGCCGGTGTGATCTTCTCGCGTAGGTGTGCGAAATATCCATGACTGAATCCCTTGCGGAATGATTTTTCGCATAGACCTATAATCTGTCTCGATGCTGTTTTCATCTTTTTTACTTGTTTATCCGATTATCCTTGGGTTTTACTTTCAGTTGGCCGGTAACCTTGTGGAAGATAAACACATGGTTTCTATTTTCGAAAATTTCATTATACTTTGTGGACTCCACAAATGTCAAGTTCAGTTTTTCGACGATGTTTTCTTTCAATCCCATAGTTGTATTATTTTTAATTATTACCTAAAATCTGCAATAGCTGTTACTCCATATTTGGTGAACAACTCCCGTATCCTGGTGAATGTAGGGTGATGTTTCCCTGTCTCTCTGACCGCTTTTTTTGCCTCGCCGAACTTCCGGTCACAATCTTCCGGATCATAGTCGGGGAAGGCTCTGCTAAAGCAGTGGAAAGCGTCTCTTCCTCCTTCTCCAAATTCAAACGCCATCGCACAGGCCATCGAGAACCATTCGTCATATACGAAAGGCGAATTAATCCCTTCTTCCTCCGCTATACGCGCCCATGCCGTCACCTCTTCCAGCTTCACCGGGTCGGCTTTCGCCGGTCGAACCTGTGGTATCCCCCGATGATTCTTTTTGTCCTTCAGGATAAAAGGATATATCTCCGCATCCCGGTTGATGTATGGCTCCGGATCGAATGATACGAATCTCAAACGGCCTACGTTGCTGCAGGAGGGGTCAATTGCCAGGCCGCACCTCTCAAAATCCCTCCGCAAGCTGGCGAAGTGTTCGTCGTGCTTCTCCGGCTCCTTGATAGGAATCAGCAGGAAATAGCCTTCACCGCCTGCAGATTTCCCGCAATATGCCACGTATGGCACGGACGAAATGATCTCCTTCAGGTGTCCATAGTTTACAAGGTGTTGGTTGTCCTTATAGTCGATATCGATAGCGATCACGCCACTGTGCCGCATCAGGTCGCTGTCATTACGACCGCTGAAGATACCAGAGGCTGTGAAGGCCGGGAGTGTCTTCTTTAGCATTGCCTTCCTCTCGGGATCTGTCTCCTTTCTCACTCGACCCACACGCTCGGCGAAGCGGTCGCCCACCACCAGATCGATGATCTTATTTTCGCCTGCAGGTGTGTTTTCAAAAATCTTTTTGAAAACACTCACTTTTTCATTGAAAATATCTAATCTTTTCATAAATCAATGATTTTCAGTGTAATAAAGTGGGGAAATTTCAGAATTTCCTCTCCCCCTAAAAATACTCCCTTTTAGGACTTCATTTTCGGTGTTGTTTTCAGCGGCAGGGGAAAATCCGAAAATAAAGCCTAAATCAAACAATAACTGATAGATAGCATCAGTTAGGGAAAGAGGAAAAAGTAGGGAAATATCACGATTTTCCCTACTCTGCCCGCGAAGGTAGGGAAAGAGGAAAACGCGTATATATATAGATACGCGTATTTCCCTACCGGGTTTCCTCTGCAAAAATGCTATCTTCATGTTCTGATATTTTATATAAATCATCTTTTGTTTTAATCAGCAGTTTTCTATTCAATGCGGCTGCTATTTTTGTGCGTGCCGTCCTGGTGGTGCATCCTGCTCTCTCCGCAAATTCAACCTGCAGTTTATTGTGAGGCATGCCATCGGTTCCATCCAATAACGTATTGAAAACAGCCATAGCCTCAATCATCTGCCTTTCTCTCGGATCCGTTATTAATCTTTCATCGGCCATCACCGGCAGCCCCTCGGGGTCAATTGAAAAAGCGAAGTCGGGGGCAGGTGCATTTCTGCTCTCGGTCTGCGTAACCGTGAAAATTCCATTCGTTTGGCTCACTTGGTAGGTTTCTGAGCACTTGTTTGTTAGTTCAGCCCCCAGGTGCCCCCGCATAGTATTATCCGCTTTACTTTTATTTTCATGAAGCGTGCAGCAGATGGCGCAGTTCTCCCGGCTGGCCAACCCCATCAATTCAGAAATGAAAGCCTTGCTCTCGGCCGAATCATTGAAGTCCGCGATCATGTCCACGATTCCATCAATCAGAACGAAGTCCGGTTTGAAATCGTGAATAGCTTCTTTTGCAATTTCCCACCTATCTGAGAATGAAAATTCCCGGAGGCTGAGAACCGCGTAATCTGGTAATGGATGATCGCCAGGGTCGGCATCGATCAGCCGGTAAACTGTTTTTTGCTTCCAGGCCACACTGCGTGGGTGTTGCTCGGTATCTATGTGAAGAATCTTTAGGTTGTTTTTCGGCCGGCTAAACATCCCCAGCCCATCAGTGAAGTCGTTCGCAAGCATCCCGGCAGTGATCAGTGTCATTGCTGTGGTCTTCCCGGCCTTCGCCTTCCCTTTTATCGCTTGGATATCCCCGCGCGGAAAGGAGCCGATTCCCCCGATATGAAGCAGGTATTCCGGTGGCTGGTAGTCCACCGAAGGATCGATCAGCGTATCGTGCCAGGTTCGCTGCTCCACCTGGTCAGGACCGCGATCATCGAAGCGGGAAAAATTTATTGCTACCATTGTGCTGTTCTCCTTTTCACTTGGCGTGAAGGCATGACGGTTCTCACCCCGACCCGTGAGCGGGAGAGTGACTTTTTAACCTTGCCTGTTTTTGCCGGCTGTTCTGCATTCATCGTCTCTGATTTTTTTGTTATACTCTTGCCAGGTCGTGCGCATTTTTCATGCACTCCAGGGCTTTTTCATTGTCAATTATTATTTTACGTCCGACCTGGATGATTGCCTCATCGATGAGACCGCTTCTCTTTATTCGCCAGGCAGTTGTCTTGGAGCAGCCTACTAATCTCATCAGGCCGTCGAGTCCGTAGCTGTACTTTCTTTCGGTTGTCATATATTCTTTATTTTAATTTTTTTTGATGTCACAAATATCAGTATTTATTCAGATATGCCCCTTTAAATAATTGGAAATAAAGGAAGTAGAAAAACTTTATTTTTGAAAAAAGTACTTCCACACACCCCGTGGCGGTGTTTAATCCACCTTTCCATTCAGAAAGGCATCGAGTGCCTCCCCCGGGATGAATACCTTACCACCGTTCGGCTTAATGGCTTTTATTTTGCCAATTCTTACTAATTTGCGTAGGTGAGCTGCTGAATACCCTGTCTCCTCGGAGGCTTGCTTAATCGTGTACAGTTCGTTCTTAATTGTTTTCATATAGTAGTCCTTTTATTACTAACCACATTTTTGTAGGCCATTTTGGTGTTTTTAGTTGTTTTATAAATAGTTGTTTGCTATTATTATCTATATTTAACCTTGCTCATTATTGGCCTCAAACATTATGTACCTGTTAAACAGCTCCTTAAAATTTATCTCGAAAACGGGCACAAAAAAAGGGCTGTCATGCCCTTTGAATCGCTTCACTAAACCCGCGCGACCATATTGTTTGCCGCACCCTATATCAATCCATGATATAGGAGCTCATTATTTTTCTCTTTGATGCGTTGTCCAATTTCTTAGGATGAACCTTTTCAGTTCTTGTCTTAGTAAATATTTGATATCCCATATCCTTTTCCATCAGGTACAATAGATCGTAAAGAAACGCCCCCTCTGAATTCGCGACTGTTTTCAGGCCATTGGTAAAGATACCCTCTCCCTTTAACCACGCAACCAGTCTGTTTATACTTTGTCTGAGAGCGTGCACCTTATCCCTCCGCTCCTGCTCGGCCAGGCGTCGAATTTGTTCTTTTCTTTCATCCTCGGATCCGGAAAGTGCCAAATCTGATATTATTTCGGTGTACTCTTTCAAAAGGGAGTGTTTCAATTTCTTTAAAAAATCAGCGTCCATCTTAAAACTCCCGGTCAGGTGCTTTATCGTGACCTCGCCTTTTGCATCTGCCCGTATCCCGAGAAACTCGATCAATCTATTTGCTTCTTCATAACTCCGGGAATTGGTTAGTTCGCTTTCAGACAAACAAAATTCCCGATATAACATCCCAGCGAAGGACCATATCGTATTACTGTTGAAAGGAATTGCATAACGCTCCGCTAATTCATTTACGATGGAGCGAATCCTCTCCTCCTCAGGTTCATTCGCCCAATAACTACCCCAAGCCATATCTATCTATTTTTATAAAGTTTATCAAACATTGATGCCCCTTCTTTCTTTCTTTTGTCCACGATGGCTATATAAGGCTTCATGGCCTTCATATCTGCATGGCCCGTCCACTCCATTATCACAAGCGGATCAATGCCCAGGGCAAGAGCTGTCACGACAAATGTCCTTCTCGCGGTGTGCGTGCTCATGATCTCCCACTTGGGTTTAGTTTCCTCGAACCTTTGCCCACCAGTGTAATAAACGTCGGTGTAGGTGTTGTTGAGGCCGGCTTCCTTGCAAAGGATCTTCAGGTAATAATTCATTTTCTGATTGCTCATCACCGGAAGAGCCAGCCCGTTCTCAAACGGGATGCCGCTGTATTTTTCGAGTATCTCCCGGCTGAATTGGTTCAGCTCTATGATGATCTTCTCCGATGTTTTTTGTGTGATTATTTCGATGGCGCCGGCTTTGATATCCTGGCGCCTGAGCCGTTTCAGGTCGGAATGCCTCAGACCGGTGAAGCATTGAAAGAGGAAGCAGTCCTTCACGTGCTGCAGCACCTCTTTGCTGGCCATTGAAAATGTGTCGCCTTCCCCCGGGATATAGTCATGCGGTTCGAAGTTCCACAACTGCATCACCTCATCCCATTCGAGAAATAAAATATTATCTTTTGCTCCTGACCGGGTTAACTTGATGTTCCATCCTCCTGAGTGAACATTTCCTTTGTAATAACCCTTACCCGCCGCCCACCGGAGGAACCACCTCAAAAAACTGGCATTCTTTGCAATAGTGGTGTTCTTGTATCCGTTGTCGATGTACCATTGCACTAAACCATTTGCATCATCGGCATCCATGTTTAAGTCCAGCTTCGGGTTGTACTTGAGCAGATGACCTTTCAGCATGTTAAACTTTTCCGGCACTCGCGCCCCCCAGCTGCGGCCTTCTCCGCCGGTCTTTATAAATTCATCCAGGGCGGCGAATAGGGTGAGCTTTTCCTCTTTATCGCCCGCAAAATCCCTTTTAAACTCGCGCAGGGATGGCAGTCGTTTCTCATCACCGAATAGATAAGATTCAAATATCTGCACCGCTTTAGCCTCCATCTGCTCAATCCGCTTGTTGATGATGGCGGCCTTATATTTCCCATGAGTGGTATTTGGCTTGCATCGCTGTCTCTCCCAGTTCCACCGGCAGTCGTACTCCTTCTCTGCCGCTTGGTTTGGCTTCAGCGGGGTGCAATCCACCCGGTAACCTATCAGGTGCCTCGATAGATTGTTGCCCCAGCTCACCCTCATCACAACTTTGCGATCGTTGCGATCACCCTCTTTCTCGGCTAAAAATGAAATGTTCCACTTCTCATCCATGATATACCCATTTTATTCGTGGGTACAAATATGGGTAGTTTTTTTTGCTTATCAAAGCGTTTTATCTGAAATTTATGCGTATTAGTGAAACTTTAACTTTTTGAGAATGAATACAATCAGTGAATTAAGCATATAAATGAAAACGGGGGTTCGAATCCCTCTCTCTCCGCCATAAATATAAAAGGTGTAAGTCAAGCAATAGCGAGATTTGCACCTTTTTTGCACCTATGAAAACCTTTAATATTAATTCTCGGATCGATTCACTTTAGC